ATTTAAAATGTTCTCTTTTTCGTTTCTCGATGTCTCGTTTTGTTTGCCCAATATACGATTTTCCAGAGGGTGATGTGAATTTATAAATAATTCCCATTCTCTATATCTTTCACTAAGGTTAACAGTTTAGAACTTGGCTGCGGATTGCCCATTTTTAGAGTGCTCATCAACTCCTCAATTTTCTACATTATTACTCTACCTGAGTTAAGTTCTCAGCCGCAACAATCTTTCGATCATTGTTTAGTAGTAGAAACTTTAGGGTGTTCCCGCAATTTGATAATGTCGCCGATCTTCTTTTCCACCAAGAATACCGACTAGCAACTGTGGCTGTCTCTCATCAGACAAACTGGAACCACGAACGGACTTGCCGGGATACTTATTCCATTTGTATCCCCCGATTGCTTTTCCACCCCCTTCAATATGTCGAGGTGATCTGGGGGTTACCCGTGAGATAGATATCTTGTGCACCATAGGCAACGAGCTGCATTAAACCACCGGATCCCATGTCTGTTTATACCTGGTGGAAAGAAAAAAAATTTTCTGAAACGTCAAAACTCCGGGGGATCGTTTCACATCGATTCGCCTCTGAAAAATGTCTGGTTACACCCCCTAAACAAATCACACGGCTAAAGAGAGTATCAGAGTCATGCTCTCCCTCGATCAACTATTAGCAGGATCTGCACCTACAAAGATCGCATCCTCTTCTGCCTCTGAATCATACAAAACACTCGAATCCTACCATCATTCAGAACTAGATAAAATACGATTTCATAAAGAAAATCTTCCAACTATGTATAACCAACTAAGCACACTTCACGGAAATTTAGCAGAAGAAGATAAACGATCTCCTTATTTGTTTAATCTTGATCTTCCTTCCATGAAACGACGTCAAGAACAAGAAAAAGAAGTGAAAATGCTTCAAACAAAGATCAAAAAGATTGAATCAGGAGAAGAAGAAGCAGACTATTTTTTGCGTGTTGGAGATATATTATTTTCCTATGCAGATGCGCGTGAGCGAATTGCAAAAGGAGAAAAAACAAAAGACCCTGTCAAAAAAACACGTATTCCTGCAAATAGTGTCTTTGCCTATTTTGAAAAAGACAATAATGTAAGTACTATTTCAGCACCTGTTATAACAAGTACATTACGTGTATCTCCTGCAGATATTGCTACAGATATAGGGTTTCATCGTGATAAAGCATTGGAACAATATCTAACAGCATTAGACCCTTCCAACATTCAGCATGAATCTCTTGGTGCTTCTACCTTTGAAGAACGGTATGGAGATTGTCCATTGTGTGATACAGAAATGATGTTTTACCAGAATGAAGCCATATTAAGTTGTCCTAGTTGTGGACACCAAGATTACATCTTAGTCGATAGTGAAAAACCTTCCTACAAAGATCCTCCTCGTGAAATGGCATATTGTGCCTATAAAAAGGTAAATCACTTGAATGAATGGTTAGCGCAGTTTCAAGCGAAAGAAACTACTGAAATCTCCAATGCTATTCTTGATCAAATCCGTGCGGAATTGAAGAAAGAACGTATTACCGATATGAGTCGGTTGAAAGCCTCTAAGTTGAAAGAAGTGATCCGTAAATTGAAATTAGTGCGATGTTACGATCATGTTGCTCACGTCTTGAACCGGTTGAACGGGATTTCCGCTCCTGCATTAAGTCGTGAAGTGGAAGATAAATTGCGCTTTATGTTCAAAGAAATTCAGTTCTCCTTTGTGAAACACTGCCCTCCTGGTCGTTCCAATTTCTTATCCTATTCCTTTGTGTTATACAAGTTTTGCCAGTTATTAGAGTTAGATGAATATTTACCCTGTTTTCCACTCCTGAAAAGCCGTGAAAAACTGTATCTACAAGATAAGATCTGGTCTAAGATCTGTTTTGATATGGGTTGGGAATACATATCTACGATTTAAGAAACTATATAATAACTATATAATAGATTTTAAAAAAGTTTTTAAAAAATATATCATATATATTTTTAAAAAGTACTATTAAAGATTTGATACACATGTTAGGCAGTCATTATAAGTGTCTTCTTTGCCATCAAAGATGACAAAGAAGACTCAAAAGACGCAAGATATATTTCGGCTTCCGCAAGATCGGCTTTGGCTTCCGTAAGATCGGCTTCGGCTTCGGCTTTCGCAAGATTGGTTTTGGCTTCTGTAAGATATCTGTTGGCTTTCGTAAGATCGGCTCCAGCCTGTTTAATAAGCCAGTTGATCCTGGCTTCAAGGCAGCCCATTGTGTCGGCACTGACAGTGTATCCAGCCTTACGAAATAAGCCTATAATCGCCGCCAGTCTAGGCAAGTCAGAATAATACTCACTACGGCAACTGTGCAAAACAATCTTGTCTAAGAAGGAAAATGGGAGCATCATACCATCTGGGATGACTGCTAGCAAGCTCTCTACCTCCTTCACTTTGCCCATCTTGGCAATGTGTTCAAGAATCAAGAGAAATATGTCAAATCGCCTAGGATATTTCATAGCAAATTCAAGCAAGCATCCTGTCTGTTTAAACTTGGACAATCTTTCAACTGGCATCGTATCAATATCTTCATGACAATCAGATTTGCAACAATAGCGGCAAACAGGCATTTCTTGAAATGTTCCCCTTCTCTTTCTTTGAAAAATATGAATTCAATTTTTAAAGATCTAAACCCCTCACACCAGGATAGAACCAATCATGGCGACGGTGCTTGCTTTTGATCTTGGGATTAAAAATCTTGCGTATGCTCTTGTTCATCAAGATATAAGTGGAAATATCATTCGTGCCTGGAATAACATTGATTTGATGGCAGGAGGAGAATCTTCCGAAACATCCCGTCGGTGCAAAGGGTGTACCGGTATTGCCGCTTGGAAAAGCAGTGAAGGATTGTGGTGTCGTGGATGTGCCACCGGTGTTCGTCGTAAAAAAACGGCTGTGTGTCGCCCTACTCACACTATCTTAGTCGGTGCTGAAAGTGGTACCTTGCCAAAACTTCCTGCCTTACGCAAACTTTGTACTGGTTTGGAAAATCATAAAAAAGCAGCACGTGATACCGTATTAACTTGGTTAGGCGATCGATTTATTCTGCCGTGGAAAGCTCCCAAAGCGCGCAATCCCTCTATGACCGAAATTCGACGTGCTATTTCCTCTTGGCTCACGTCCATGCTTCCAACCTTCGCATCGGCGTCCTTAATTCGGTTGGAAAATCAACCCGTGCTAAAAGGTCCTACCATGAAATCAATTCAAATGATTCTGTTTACACTGTTGGGAGAACGGTTGGAACGCGAGCATAGCTGGACCGGTCAGATTCAATTTGTTCATGCCGGTCGTAAAACTGCCAAACTCGAAGTGGAAGCGGTTCCTGATGTCATTGAAGAAGCGGAAGAACGTACCTTGACAATTGAGGAGGAGGTGACACCGGTCGTGATTGATGAAGGAGCCGCCTACCGTGCCCGCAAGAAGGCAACGGAAGAAGAAGTCGAAAAAATGTTATTGGGAGCGGGATATGAAGCGTGGAAAACCTTTTATGACGGGCAACGAAAGAAAAACGATCTCGCGGATGCACTGCTGATGGCATGTGCACCGGTGATTCGCTTAGTGTCGAGTTAGTGAGGGTAGGTTTCTAGGAAACGGGCTAGGGGGGACTTAATACCATACCTTCTGCAAGCGCGCATATAAGGAGTCTCGCCATTGACTGAAAGAAGAGTATTAGCGCCGTTCTCACACAGATAACGAACAATGTCTACGTTGGTACATGAAGCGAGTGCTGTTTGTCCATTTAAATATGGACACTGTAGATTTATCTGTGCACCCCCTTCATAAAGGAGATGTACAATCTCTAGATGACCATATACACACGCTAAACAGAATGGTACGACTGCAACATCAACCCCTATATCTATGACAGCTCCCCTATCGAGCAGAGAGCGTACACATTCAGTGTGACCATACCTAGTTGCAAAGTGAAGGGCTGTCCACATCGCTAGTCCATTGTCATCTATTGTAGTCATATTGACTTGCGCTCCCAAGTCAGCAATGAAGTTAAGACGCTCTAGATTCCCTGTCATTGCAGCATACATCAAGCGAGTGCGTCCAGTTTCAGAAAACTGAAATCGTGAGATACCCTCGACAATTTGTTTGTTATTTCGGGTGTGTGTTGAGACTTGTGCTACACGATCCGCTTCTTCCTCGTATCCATAAGATCCAAGAAGAAATAATATGAGGGGTATAACTACGAATTCCATCTTGTACGTAATATTGATATAGTTTAAAAATGATTTCAATTTTATAATAAAAGGAGCTTTGCTCTTTTATAATAAAATTCTTTGCAATTTTATTATAAAATTCTTTCCAATTTTATTATAAAAAATGCACTGCTGATGGCGTGGTGTCGAGTTAATCATAAGACAATCAACACCTTTTCTAAAAAAATAATCTAGCAGATGCACTGCTTATGATATTCCTATAAGTGTCGCACCTTTTGTGAGAAGATATGACACAATCTCTACATGAAATCCAACGAGAGCAACATCAACCGGACCAAATCCAGTTGTTGACATTTTTGTATGAATGTTTGCACCTCGTTCACACAGATATTTGACAATTGGAAGGTGACCAAAATGACACGCTGCATAAATAGGTGTGCAATTATTTGCAGTCACTGAATTGATATCAGCACCTTGTTCACAAAGAAGTTTCACAATCTCAAGGTTGCCAGATTGAGCTGCTAAATACAGTGGACGAAATCCATCTACTTGAAGATCAATAGATGCTCCATACTGTAAGAGAATACGTACAATCTTTACAAATCCGTTCTTTGCAGCAATCTGAAGCGGTGTCCATCCAAGAGCATCTACTTGATTCAGTATTGCGAGATCTTCTGCTGTTTTGCAAAATTCTAGTACAAGAGCATCACTTCCTGCTTGTAATCCAGATCGACATGCATTATGCAAAGGTGGGCACGATTCTATACTCATATTTAAAATGTAATCATCTTAAGTTATAATCTAAAAATAAAGTATCAATTTTATTCACACGTCTTGTAAAGGGTGTCAAACGGTGTGAACATCTTTTGCAGAGATGTTTTGATGCTAGGATCTATATCAGGACTGGAAAGAAGATAACGAAACATGGAGCAAATGATCGTTCTTGAGCGACGTGTGCACATTGGGATAGTTGCATAACCAGGATTCCATCGTGTGTGTACGAGTGCATCATAGCTATGAACCTTTCCAAGATAGTCCATGAGAGGCTCCATCACAGTGTGCAATGTACCCTTGTCTTTGTGTGATGCAAAGAAGCTGGATAGAACTGTTTGAAATCCTAGAATTATCTCCACATGATCCTGGGTATAAATGTCCTTTGCATAATGTGCAAAGTCAATCAGTGCACAAAGTTGTTTGATGCCATCAGGGATGCACAGGAGATCTACCCCCATCTTCGTCAAACAGTCGATCAAGTCAAGGCGATCACGAAGATTGTCACGTGGATCAACATAACAATGCAAGAACCATCCTAAAAGAGTTAAGCCGTCGTATATTGGAGCATTGAGATCCACAGGTCCAAGACGATCAAGGATCTCAGTGAGCTGTTTGCGAGTTTTGGCATTTTGAAGCATCTTTATCAACATCGCCCTGTCGGCAGTTGATGCCTCTTCGCGACACTTGGCATTTGCAAATGCAGTTTCTGCTTCAGCCAGACTGCGATGCAACTTATCAAGCTCAGATTCTCGTCCAAGCAACGTCATGTTCATCTTCTGGAGCAATGCTTTCACTCTCTCAGATTCTTCACACATTGCCTTGTAGTCAGCAGACATCTCGGTCAATTCGGCTTTTAGCGTTTTTAATTTTGCTTCTGCAGCAGCAGCAGCATCAGTACTTGCAGAACTATTCATTGTGTGTATTTTCGATTAAATTATTTTATTGCACTATTTGAATTCAATTTTATTCTGAAAAGAGCTTTGCTCTTTTTAGAATAAAATTCTTTCCAATTTTATTCTAAAAAGAGCAACGCTCATAGCGGGTGCACCCATGATTCAGTTAGTGTCGAGTTCGATATTTTCTTGTTTTACGCTTTTTCTTTCTATTATTGTTATTATTGCTATTATACGTATTATTCCATGGCTGCGGTCCTTCACTCATAGCTGTAACTGCAGATTCTACATACCCCATATAAGTTCTCATACCACGAGTAACATTAAGAAGAGTCGTCCATGGAACTGAAACTATATTTGAAATAAATGGAATTTTTAATGATAAATTACCAAGATTTATTGCTGGAATCAAACTACCGTTCATTCTTTCAATCGTAGATCCAACTAGTCCGTGTACATTTGCATTTCCTAATAATCCTACAACATCTTTTGGCATATCTCCATCATAAAGTCTATGTGCAATAAGCATTAAATAACTGCATCCAGATGTAATACTAGCATATCTAGCAATCAAATCAATGTCTTCAGAATTGCATCCAGCTGGTACGAATATCTTCATACCCAAGATACCCACAGCAATATATGAACTATATTCCGCTAACATTCGAATACGAGGAAATGTAGTGGGGGGGCTAGAAGGATTTGGTAATGTAATCGCATTACAAACTTGTCCTGGATATGAAGATGCTACAGAAGCTGTTGCGCGATGTAATACACTCACACAACTGTTACTACTAGAAGAACTATTTCCCATGGCTTCAAGTTCAGCAGGTTGTAATTTACATTCACCTTTTTTTATAATCTCTATCTGTTGCTGTAATGCTACCAATTCCACAGAACATAAAAATATTTCATCATGTTTAATCTTGACTGCCTTTACATCTGTTAGACTCTTCAACTCCTCCGCTAAAGATTTTGCATTTGCTTCGATCTTATCAATTTGTTCTTTATATTGTACTAATAGCAATCTTGTAACAGGATCCATAAATTCATATTGATTTTCTTTACTTTCTGATTCACCTCCTTTACTTTCTTGATTTGTACTTGTTTTTCCATTTGGACCTACACCACCACCTCCCTTTTGATATATCGTATCATTCATAACATAATCAAGGATAGTGTTTATACCTTTTGAGACATTCATTCTTTCCTCCAGAAGAATTACACGATTAATTAATTCATTTGACATCTTTAATAGATCATCTTTTGTATATACAGAAAGACCAGAATCTTTATTTTCACGGACGGGTGTATATTTTTTAGCAATATCTAACAGTGTAATCCCCCATTCAGCAAATAATTCTGACAATGCATCAGAATTCAATTCACCCCCTTGCTGAACTCGTCGTGAATGTCGTATTGAATATCTACGAGGCATTTCTACTTTATGAATTTATAAAAATGAATATAAAATTGAATAATTCAAAATATCGTAACAATATGAATGGTCTATCTACCCTTCATACATGGCTGATGTGGCAACTCTTACATAATAGTGAACCGTGTCAGTATTTTAAAGAATATGCACGATTCAATCCGTCGAGCATGGATATTGCCTGTAGAAACTGGATAGAATCAGAACTGATACATAAGAATAGCTTAGAGTTGATCTCAATTCTACAATATTCACCAGGATTCAAAGGTCTAGAGTATATCCTATTATTTGTAGTAATTGGAATTCCATTGATTATTCTTTGGATTTATTGGAAGGTTATTAAGACACTGGTTTGGCATTGCAATATCCTCTATAACGAATCTGTGCAAAGAAATGAGAACATGTTCATGACATCGCTTCGGGGGAAACATTATTGTGTACTATGGGGAATGATTCCATTACTATTACCAATATGGATCACGTATCAAATAATATAGATACAGACTTTATTATGACTTTTTAAATTTTAATCGATAACCACTAACCCGATGGAGGAGCGCAAAGCGCTCCTCCATCGGGTTTGCGGTAAGACTTCTAAACAGAAGAGGAGAGGTACAGATAGAAGCATGTCCTTTCCGGAGATTGAAGCTGTTAGAGATGTAGGATCTTCCTTTAACTTGCAGGATGTTGGAAGTCTTGATTTTGGTTTGCTTGCAAATCATAAAAAGCTTGGGACACCTAATCGTGGTCCCAGTCCCATGGTGGAATTAAACACCAACGATATTGAAGTGGTGAATCTGGATGAGGCTCCTTCTGTCCGTTTCAACTCTGCACCCGTTGCCGACGAAGGAATTCGCATCTTGCGCGATACAAACTCTGTCTTTCCCAGACCGGTCCCAATCGCTCCTGTAGAACCATCTGCACCTCCTACTCGATCGTGGTTTTCCGGTGCTTCTTCCGATGCCCCTGTGGAAACTCCTGCATCCTCTGCCTTCAGTTCCTGGTTTGGGGGAAGCACGTCCACCCCCGCTGTGACCAACGATCCTCCCAAAACAATCTTAACTCCTGAAGAAGAGTTTTCTAAAAAAGCGGAAGGGCTGGTCTTGCTGGAGCGAATGGATCGCAAGGGAGTCACCGGCAACAAACTAACTGTTGCTAATTCTCTGGATGAGATCAATTCTGAAATTGCTAGACGAAAAGATAGTCGTGCATTAGAAGCCTCCTTACGCTTCCAACGTAATCTGCTTACCACTGTTACGACCGGCATGGAATTCTTGAACAATCGCTACGATCCTGTCGGTGCCAAGCTGGATGGTTGGTCTGAATCCGTCAATGAAAACATTGAAGACTACGATGAGATCTTTGAAGAGTTGTATGACAAGTACAAGGATAAGAGCAAGGTCGCTCCTGAAGTTCGTTTGATTATGTCACTTGGATTATCAGCTGCTATGTGTCACGTCACCAACACTATGTTCAAGTCTCGTATGCCAGGCATGGATGATATCTTGCGCAATAATCCTGAACTGCGCAAACAGTTTGCAACCGCCGCTGCCTCTCAAGCCGTCGGTCCTGGCTTTGCTAACTTTGTAAATATGGGCATGGGGGGTGGAGGCTCTGCATCATCCGCACCTTCTTTTGCTCCTCCTACAGGATTTGATGATGGTATCCGTGGAGCTGGCGGTCCTGCCATGGGAACTGCCCGTCGTGAAATGAGTGGTCCTCGTGGAAGTGGAGTCGATGATATTCTCCGTTCGCTCGATATGTCAGGCGAAGCCCTTCCTAACCGATCCGTTCCTTCCATGGCAAGTATGGCACCTTCCCTGAACATTCGATCGGACGATGTCCAAAGTGTCCATAGCTTTCAGAGCGGAATCACCGCCAATACCGAACGTCGTCGTGGAGGATTGAAACGAACAAACACGGTTCAGCCGGTCGGATCCACTCTCACACTCAATGTATAAATACTTTATAACACAATCATTGTGTTCAGAAGTATTACTGTCGATTCTTTCGAGTATTCTTTTTCTTATTGTTATTATTATTATTGTTATTATTCTTCTTCTTGTTATTATTGTTATTAGAATTATTATTAGAATTATTCTTGTTGTTATTGTTGTTATTACGTCTAGTATTACTGTTCTTCAAATACGAAAGATTGCTTAATACATGACGCGTATTAAATGATTTTATAGCCTCTAGATCCAGCTTAAAATCTTTGATCAAATGCTTCATGGCTTTGATCACTTTTGCATGAATTGTCAACAGATCTTTCTTATGATGTTCATAGGCGTCATCATTGACCATTTGAAATAACGCATCTTTCAAATGCGCCATTCCATACAGGGTAGATTGCGCGTACGAATAGGCTAAATCGGGATCTTCCAGACTGACGATGCGTCCAATATGTTCTAATTCAGAATTTGCCCATCCCATCACACCTTGAAAGGTTGTATCATAATGCACCATGTCTACTCGTATGTAGATATTTATCTCCGTCGGCGGGTGGAGCGGCGACGGGTGGAACGAGGATGGCGTTTTCTATTTTTAGATGATGCAGATGATACTGGTAATGGCTCTATAGAATAAATACTATCGATAAACTGCAAATCATATCTCAAAAAGAGCCCATTTAAATCATTATTATATTCATAAAACTGCTCCATATCACTTTCTTCAATATCAATAAATTGTGTACCTCTCCATACAGATTTCATACGAATTGTTTGCTCCCAGCTATTATCCTCTAGTTTTTTGGGAACACGATTCTCAAATAAATATAAAAATAGTTTCTGAATATCAACATTATAATAAAGTGCTTTAAATACATTTTTTGGTTGAGGAATAAATATTGCTGATATTAAACTTTCTTCTAGATAACTTACTCCACTATTATCATTATAATAATACCATATATTATTGCATTTTAAAAATCCAAATGCATGAGCCGCACTAGCCCATATTTCATCATTCGAATTAATCTTTTTAATTGTTATATTAGGAGTATTCCATATTCCACGATCTTTATCTATATAGATAAGCCTCATACCATATGCAATGCCAGTATGGCGAGACGGATTTAAATTACATGTAAATGGAATATGAAACATTTGTAACAAAATTGGAAAAATACGCTCCCCCCAATCACCTGCCTTATAATCAGTTTCTGATGTTTGTGATTGTCTTCTGTCATTACGTTGCAATGCTTTTGCTAAATTAGGACTTAATTGAGCCGATTGGGTTCGTTTTAGTGTAGCTCTGGTATGTTGCATAGCCTTATACATACGTTTTGTAGTAACGGGATTTTCACATGTTAAAATCTCTTTATTATACACTATAAAATCATAATGCGTTATAAATCTATCACGCATAGAACGAATTCCGCGAATATATTCGGCTCTTCGATCAATTATAAAGGGTGGATATTTATCAATAATATTACTTCTAAGCTTTATTATTTCCTCTTTTTCTGTTTTTTGTAACATCCACCATTCATTTATTGTACGATCTGTTAAATTAAACACTGCATTATAATTATGAATATTCTTTTTATTGAGAAAGTCTTTTACCTTATCAGATGTTTTTAATATCCCAAATAACAGAATAATGCGTGGTTCAAATATCCCTTGTATAGCATGAGGTTCATCTGGAATGTTAGGTGTTACAGTATAAGAATCTCCTTGTATGATCTTAGTTGCTATAGCCTCATCTACATATTTTTCGATATCTTCATCTGTCATAGTATAAAATAATGATTGAGTTATTTCTTTGAGACCATCTGTAAAAAAGAATATTTCTTGAACTGTATCAATCCAACATTCTCCTTTATGTTGTTTATATCCTAATTTATCACATGGATATGCAATTTTAAATTTTTGTTTCCATGTTTCAGCAATCTGTTTTGTAATTGGATCAAATCTACCATATGTGTTTAGTGCACTATAATAACTTTTATTATATGTATTTAGTGCATTTACAATATCTGTATATCCATGTTCAACTGCATAATTAAGAGCTGTGTTGTTATTGTTATCAATATAATCTATATCTGCACCTTTCTCAAGAAGTGCATTTACAATGTCTATATACCCATTTTTAGATGCATATATAAGAGCTGTAGAACCATCCTTATCTTTTTGATCTACATCTGCACCTTTCTCAAGAAGTGCATTTATAATGTCTTTATACCCATCTCTAGATGCATATATAAGAGCTGTATAAGTATTCTCACCTTTTTTATCTACATCTGCACCTTTCTCAAGAAGTGCATTTACAATGTTTTTATACCCATATTTAGATGCATATATAAGAGCTGTGCTGTTATTGTCATCAAGATGATCTATATCTGCACCTTTCTCAAGAAGTGCATTTACAATGTCTATATACGCAGATATAGATGCATATATAAGAGCTGTAGAACCATCCTTATTTTTTTGATTTACATCTACACCTTTCTCAAGAAGTGCATTTACAATATCTATATACCCATAACTAGATGCATATATAAGAGCTGTATTACCATCCTTATCTTTTTGATTTACATCTGCACCTTTCTCAAGAAGTGCGTTTACAATGTCTATATACTCATTTTTAGATGCATATATAAGAGCTGTATTACCATCCTTATCTTTTTGATTTACATCTGCGCCTTTCTCTATTATTTTTTTTGCTGTTGCAATATCTTTTCGAAGAAGTGCACCTAGAATACTTTGTTTTTGTAAAATATTATTTACATTGTGAATTACACTAATATTTAATTTATTTTTTCGAGTTATATTATTACTAGATATAAGTTTTTCAAATTTTAATGGAACTAGATCGGAAGCAGATGCCAATGAAGAAGACATCTCTATATTTACGCAGGAGAAAGATTCCAATAACTCTTCAAGATCGGATGAAGAGAGTTGGCAGCTGCCACCGATCCATAATGG